CAGTTGGTCCTGTATTTCCAGTATTACCTGTATTTCCAGTATTACCTGTATTTCCAGTATTACCTGTTGGACCAGTGGGACCTGTATTTCCAGTATTACCAGTATTACCAGTATTTCCAGTATTTCCTGTTGGACCAGTATTACCTGTTGGACCAGTATTACCTGTATTTCCAGTATTACCTGTATTTCCTGATGCTCCTATTATTAATTTACTAATTTGTATTCTATTTGAATTTGGTATGTTTTCTACTGCTCCTCCGATTTCTTGTGCTGAACCTGAATTTTGTCTTGTCCATACTTCAATAAAATCATTAGCATTTAATTTTAAAATACAAACACCTTGACAAGATGTTTTATAAATTTGAGGTTGTAATGAAGTAAAACCATATCTCGCATTTGTATTAATAGTTATATCATTATCATTAATACTTACATAAGCCATTCTACTATTTTTTGTTGAATCACTATTTTGTTCAGTATAAACGACTTGATAATTTATTTGAAATTGTAATACTTGGCTTGATGTATTAGTAATTCTGGTTCCATCTCCAACTTGTGAGTAAGTTAAATCTTCTAAACCCATATTAATACTATCAGTAGTATCAAATAATACTTTTGTAAAAATATCATTATTTATTGTTTGAACTGTTGAATTTCTTAAGGCTAATAAATTAGGAGGCGATGATGCTCCTATGGGACCAGTTGGACCTGTTGCTCCTGTTGAAACTGCTGTTCCTGTATTTCCCGTTGAGCCAGTATTTCCTGTATTACCAGTTGGTCCAGTTGGACCAGTATTACCAGTTGCTCCTGTATGTGCAGGGTCTCCATTTATACCTACTATACCAGTTGGTCCTGTTAAATTTATTATATTGTAAAGATTGCCTTCTACATTAATATTTCCTATTAAATTTATATTAACACCTGTATGCCCTAGTTGTATAGTTCCATTTTTACTATCTATAGTAAATGTGCCTGTTTCTGAATTATGATTAATAGTTGAGTTTTCATCTATTAATTCAATATTTTTAATTTTTTTATCTTTATAGATAGACATTACAAATAATTTTTATTATAATTATCTATAAAATATATTTATTATTTACTTAACTATATTTATTATATACTTAACTATAATTATTATTTAGTAAACTATAATTAGTATGTATTTAAATATACTTACTATCTATAAAATATAATTATTATTTTTACTTAAACTTTAAAAAATTAAAATAAAAATAATATTTATAAAAAAATAAAATACTATTTATAAAAAAATAATATATGAATAATTAATTATTACTAATTACTAAATACAAGTCCACCCATTCCATTCATAATACGTAATATATTATAATTAATAGCATATAATTTTAAATTCATATCGCTAGAACTATGATTTATAGTATTATAATCTAAATGTAAATTTATATTAGCAAATTTAGACATATTACAACTTCCACTTGGTTGTTGTTTTTCAGGATTTAGAGAAAATGAATAAGTATATATTTGTTTATAAGGATATCTAGAATGATATTGATAATTTTGAACCAATCTAAAATACTCAGCACTTCGTTTTTCAAAACGGTCAATACCATTTAATTGTAATACTGCTTCACTAAATGTTTCTATTGAATTTGATATAGAATAATCTAATAATTGATTACCAGTTTTAATATTTTGTTGTTCATAATCATTATTTATATGTATCCAGAATAATTCTTTTACTGGATGATTTAAACTGATTTTTTTTGTTATATTATTATTTGTTCTATCAACATAATCACTTTCGTTAAATTGAAGTTGTTCTATTAATAACTCATGGTCGGTATCAGCAAATTTGCGTCGTTCTTCCATATCTAAATGAATATAATCAACCCATACTTTCATATTTGCTATAGGATATAAAGCATTAGTAAGTAATGTTGTAGTACTTTCATTTCTATAACAACTATGAAAATCTCTAAGTTTAATTTTTAATACAACATCGTGATATTGAAGAGCAATTAATGGTAAAACTGAAGAATAATCTTTATTAAACCAAAAACACATTGGTATATTTAATCTTAATTGGGTTTCAGCATTTTCTCTTAAACTACTTATAGTATTATAATAACCACACATAGCATTATAACTACCTATTTTACCTTCTGTTGTTGTTAATTGGTGCCAAATATCAAGCCATTCACTGTAATGTCTATCTATTAATTGACCTCCTATTTCTAAATCTGCTTGTTTAATCAAAACATTTCCAATACCATTTGTCCAGAAATAACCTGAAGGCAATATGGGTAATAATACTTCAATTGTAATATCTTTTATTAAATCGCCTTTACGTTGTATAGGTATTTCTATTTGTTGTCCAAAATTAGGGCGACCCTCAATAGATTGTTGCATAGATTCCATCGCAAAATTTGTATATTTTTTATAAACGGTTTTAAAAAATGTAATTTGTGGATTTCCAATAAGATATATATCTTGAACTCCCACGGCTACTAATTGTATTAAACCTCCTGCCATAGTATTATTTAATTATAATTTACTTGTATTAATTATAATTTAGTTATACTATAATAATAAAATAATATTAGATTATTATTAAACTATTATAATTTAATATTAATTAATTTTAATATTAACTTAACTTATTAAAATAAATTATTAAAATAAATTATTTTAATAAATTATTAAAATATTAATATATTATAAAATATGTATAATAATATTAAAAAAAAAACTAATAAATTAAAAGGTGGTAAATTTAATAATACAAAAAAAAATACTAACTATAAAAAATATTCTAAACCAAAACATTCTAAAATGACGGCTCAAAATAAAGATTATACAATGCTAACAAATCAAAAAGGTAATTGGGTATATAAATTTTATAATAAAGAAGATGATGATACAATTACTAAATCCAAAACAACAGAAAATAGATGTATGTGTGTAAATTATAAATCAGTTAATGATTTTCAAACCTATGATAGATGTAAAAATAAATCACTTAAAGAGAGTGATTTTTGCGAATTACATCAAAATTGTAAGAGTTATTTAAGAAATTTTCTTTCTGGATATGAACCAGAATATCAGCCAACAACGTGGTCTGATAAATTTGTTGAAGGTTCTCATAATTGCTATTCTTATTTTTTAAATAGACAAGTTAAAGCAATTAAAGAAAAATGTAATGAAATATGTGCTAAATCTCATAAAGATAATAAAAAATGTCCTAAAGATGATAGTCAATGCACTGATTTAAAACCACAACCTGGAGATTTTGAACTTATTAAAAGAACAGGCTCTGATAAAACAAAAGAAAGGATATATAAATGTCCTAATATGCAGAAAAAAATATTAAGTGATAATCCTACATTAATACCTTCATCTTTTAATATTAAATGTCCTAAAAAATATTATAAAGGGGCTATGGTAGTAGATCCTGATAATACATATCATTTTTATAGACAAAATAATAAAGGGTCGTGGGATCATAAACCAGGTATTTCAGCAATTACTGATATTGATGCCGATGGTAATAAAATTTATGTTCCACATTTTGCAAATAGAGATTATAGAGATAATGATGATAATAACGATGCTATAAATTATACTCATTTTTGCGGATATTATTGTGTACCTGATAATAAATATATTCATAAAAATTTAGCATAATTATATTTTTTATAATTTTTATATTTTTTATATTTTTTATATTTTTTATATTTTTTATATTTTTTATATTTTTTATTATTTTATTTTATTTAAAAATTATTTTATTTTATAAAAGTTTTAATTAAAAATATTTAATAATTATAATATATAATAAAATATAAACTTTATTAATATTATTAACTTTATTAACTATGGCTGGATTTTTTACAAATTTACTTGATAAAATAACAGGTGCTTTTAAATCTAAAGAGTTAGATGATAATATTAATAATTTTCAAGGTAAAATTGATACAATAATCAATGATTTACTTTTACCATACACTAATCCCGATAAAAAACTTGGTTCAAATGAACGTTTTAGTGATATGTTAAACTTATTAGATCCAACTAAATGTAATAAAATTGCTATGACCCTTGCTTCAAATTTAGATAAAAACTATACTAAAATACAAATGGAACAATTTTCAAATTCTATTTTAATTGGTAAAGAAATAAAAGATTGTGAAGGTGAAAACTGTGAAAATAATGAAGTTAAAGATATTCAAACTAAAACTGGTGAAATTTCAAAAAGAGAAATGTGTAATTCAGTAGCAGTTCATTATGTTAAAATATTAAATCTTATTGCTGCCGTTCTTACTGCTGTTAATCCTGCTGATAATATTTGTCTTAATAGATTAAGAAATTTATTAACTATTATTAATGAAGATGATAAAACAGGAGCATCTGGTATTTGCGATACTACTAATGGAACTGTAAAAGATAGTATTATGAATGAACCTGGATTTAAAGAATTATTAATGTTATATTATTATCATTTAATACAAGATGTTGAAACTGATGCTGAAAAGGAAAATGTTAGAAATCAATATAAATATTTATTACAAACATTTTCTAATATGATTATGGTAGTTGATCCAAAATTAAAAACAATGGATGAAAGTAAAAAACTGAAAAATAAAAAAAATAATAATTTAAATTCTAATTTAGAATTGAATAATTTAGAAACAATGAATTTAAATAACTTAGAAAATGCTAAAAATAATAAAGCAACTAATAATTTAACTAATAATAATTCCCAAAAATCAAAAACAACAGTATCAGAAGAAAATATAGATAAACTTAAAAATAATATTAAATCTGATATTACACAAAATATTAGTAATAATATTAAATCAACAGTTAAAGAAAAACTTAATAGAATTGATAATAAACAAACTGAACGTTTTTCTGAATATAATGAAAAATTTCAATCTCAAAGTAATAAATTAAATTCTATTAAAGATAATTTATCTCAATTTAAAGAAGAAGATGGTGATAAATTAAATAATATTGTCTCTAAAATTGATGCTTTAAGTAGTATTATTAAAACTATACAAAATTCTAATAGTGAAACTAATAATAAGACTAATAATGAGCCTAAAAATAATAATCAATCAGTAAATAAATCTACTACTACTGAAGTATCTACAAACAACATTAATAAAGATAATGAAACTACTGAAAATAATAAAACATTAAATAATGTCTTAAATGAAAAAAATAATACATCTTCATCAAATAATAG